TCTACATAGGGCGATTCTTGCCGTACTACAAAGTACCGATCCAGCGGCATAAGGCGTGGGAACGGAGGTTTTACGGCGAAGATGGCATTCCTGCAAAGCAACATTCCGCACTTTAAGTGCTGGGTAAGACGCGAATACACACACAATCACAGCAAATATCATGGCGAGTTCCTACACGCTATGGCGGTTGCAGTAACAACGATGCCCTGTCGGTGTCTCAGCTTCCAGATTATATTCACTGGCGCTGAAACCTATGACAACGACGAGCCAAACATCCACGGAGGCGCGATGTGGGCAAGGATGCCTATTACCGCCTTGGTCGGAGACACACCCTTTGTGGAGTGGCCCGAGCCGATGCCGGTCTACGCGGCCCAGCCGTGGGACTGCTCGTCCAGAGAGCACAGCGTTTATGTCCTTGAAAGGGCAACGCCGTGTCCTTGGATCGCCAAGATAGACGGGGAGTTCTACCCTGCTAAGTATATGTTTACGGTGGACTACACAGACAACGAGATCGCTGATGACCCTGCTCAACACAAGCAGAGCCATGTGATGGAGCTTCTGGATGCAGGCCCGTGGACAGGCAATATCGTAGCGCTACCGAATAATCGTGTGCGGGTGACACACCCAGCATGGTGGGAGACGGGAGAGGGCGCACCGGATTTTAGGCCGTCACAGCACATTCACTACTCCAAGTCGGACTTGGACTACACGCTGGACGTAAACAGAGTATTCGACAACTTATACGCAGGTGAGGACGATGAAGAAACCTAAAGGCTATATGCGCGGCGGTCAGGGCATGATGCGGAAGACTCCCAAAGGCATGGCGGCAGGCGGTACAAAGGGCGAAAAGCTCAAGATGGTTACCAACGACAAGGGCGAAGAGGTGCCACACTTTGCCGCAGACGGCAGAGGGAAGATGGTAGGCGGCGGAAAGACAAGGGTAGCCAACAAGATGATGCCCAAAGGCTACTTCAAGGGCGGCATAATTATGAAGGACGGTGACGCCTAAGTGGCTATTGACCGCGTAGCAACGCCCTTCAGCCCTCAAGGGGCTGGTCAGGAGCTAGAGATCGTGATCGAAAACCCTGAGTCTGTCAGCGTGATGGACGAAGAGGGGGGCATGATTATTGATTTCGACCCGAATATGCCTGCCCTCATGGGTATTGAGCATGGCTCTAACCTTGCGGAGTACATGGACGAGCGGGACTTGGACGGTCTTGCGAGTGAGCTTGTCGGGCAGTTTGACGCTGACCGGATGAGCCGTGCGGACTGGGAAGATTCCTATGTCCGTGGTCTTGATCTTCTTGGGCTAAAGTTTGAGGACAGGTCTACGCCGTGGGAAGGCGCTTGTGGCGTGTTTCACCCCATGCTTTCCGAGGCGGTTATCCGCTTTCAAGCCCAGACCATACAGGAGATATATCCTGCTAGTGGGCCTGTAAAGACCACTATCGTCGGCAAGATAACGGATGACAAGACCAAGCAGGCGCACAGAGTACAGAACTACCTGAACTACCTGATTACCCAGCGTATGACGGAGTACAGGACGGAGACAGAGAAGCTGTTGTTCTCCCTGCCGATTGCAGGCTCGGCATTCCGCAAAGTCTACTTTGACCCAAGTATGGGCAGACCCTGCGCCATGTTTGTGCCAGCAGAGGATTTTGTGGTCAGCTATGGTGCGTCTGACCTTTCGACGTGCGAGCGTGCAACGCATGTAATGAAGAAAACGTCCAACGAGATCAGGAAGTTGCAGGTTGCTGGGTTCTATTCGGACATCGACCTGCCAGCACCGTCCCCGGATATCTCAGAGATCCAGCAGAAATATGATCGGCTGACAGGGGACTCCGACAACTACGAGTTCGACAATCGGCACACCCTACTGGAGATGCATGTCGATATCGACTTGATCGGATTTGAAGATACGGAGCAGGGCAAACCCACGGGTATTGCGTTGCCTTACGTCGTTACCATTGACAAGTCATCAAGAACGATTCTGTCGATACGACGCAACTGGTACGAAGACGATCCCAAGAAGATAAAGCGGGATCACTATGTCCACTACCAGTATTTGCCGGGGCTGGGTTTTTACGGCTTTGGCTTGGTACACATGATCGGTGGTCTATCCAAGTCGGCAACATCGTTGCTCCGACAGCTAGTAGACGCCGGAACACTTGCCAACCTACCGGGAGGATTGAAATCTCGGGGACTCAGAATCAAGGGCGACGATACCCCGATCATGCCCGGAGAGTTCCGAGACGTAGACGTTCCGGGTGGTGCAATCCGCGACAACATCACGTTCCTGCCTTACAAAGAGCCAAGCAACGTCCTTTATCAGTTGCTGGGTGACATTGTAAACGAGGGGCGTCGATTCGCGTCAGCGGCGGATGTGAAAGCCTCAGACATCAATGGCGAAGCGCCGGTTGGCACCACGCTTGCAGTTTTAGAGCGAGAGATGAAGGTGATGAGCGCGGTACAGGCTCGCGTTCACGCCGCAGTCTCCAAAGAACTGAAGATATTGTCAGAGCTTGTCAGGGATTACGGCCCAGAGGTCTACCCCTACGAAGAGGAGAACGGGCAGACTGTCCCGACAGACTTTGACAATCGGGTGGACATTATCCCCGTCAGCGACCCAAATGCGGGCACGATGGCGCAAAGAATCATGCAATATCAGGCGGCATTGCAGTTGGCGGCTCAGGCGCCCCAGATGTATAACATGCCACTGCTTCACCGCCAGATGTTGGACGTTCTGGGTATTCAGGACGCAGATAAGATTGTTCCAACAGAGAACGACATCAAGCCGACAGACCCTGTCACAGAAAACATGAACATTATTACGGGCGAGCCGGTCAAGGCGTTTATATATCAGGATCACGAGGCGCACATCCAAGTTCACATGGCGGCGTTGCAGAACCCTGAAATTCAACAGATGGTTGCCAGAGCGCCTAACAAGAAGGCGCTTGAAGCGGCAATGTCTGCTCACATAGCAGAGCACGTTGCCTTTGCCTACAGGGCCAAGATCGAGAAGGAGCTTGGCGTAGAGCTTCCGGGCCCAGACGAGAAACTGCCTGAAGATATCGAACTGCGTATCTCCAGACTGGCGGCGCCAGCCGCAGAACAAGTTACCGGCAAAGCCCAGATGATGGCTCAAGCCGAGCAAAACGCCAAGCAGTCGCAAGATCCTATTGTTCAGATACAACAACGTGAGTTGGCACTCAAAGAACAGCAGGCGGCGGCTAAGGCGCAAACCGATATGGCTAAGATCCAAGTCGATGCACAGAAGGCTGAGGCCAAAACCATGCTTGATCTGGAAAAACTCAATCAGCAGGAACGCTTAGAAAGCGCAAAGATCGCCGCAAAGGTGGCGATGCAAGAATCCAAGGATGAAAGCCAGCAAGAGATTGAGGGCTTCAGGGCTGGATTTAACTTAATCAAGGACACCCTAGATGAGCAAAAAGGCAACGAATAACGTCCTAAAGGCCATACAGAATGACCTGAGAACCCAGATGAATGAGGTTTCAGATCACATGGCGCTTGGCGGCTGTAAAAACATGGATGAGTATTCCCGTAACGTGGGGATTATCCAAGGGCTGGCCTTTGCCGAAAGGACGCTGTTAGACCTAGATGAGAGGCTAGAGCGCGAGTAATTCGTTACATACGGTAACGCATGGTGACACCAGACACCTATCTCTGGTGCAGGAACGGACTATGACTGAAAAAGACACACAGGTTGCCAAGCAACTACCCGAACCCAAAGGCTACAAATTACTTATTGCTCTCCCTGAACCGGACGAAATGACGGAGGGAGGCATCCTCAAAGCAAGAGAAACCATGCAAATGGAGGAGATTGGCTCTGTTTGCGGGTTTGTAATGAAGATGGGCGCTGACGCTTACGGAGACAAAAATCGTTTCCCAAGCGGCCCGTGGTGCGAGGAAGGTGATTGGGTGCTAATGCGCTCATATAGCGGAACGCGATTCAAGGTTCATGGTAAGGAGTTTCGCCTTATCAATGACGACAGCGTTGAAGCAGTAGTTGAAGACCCAAGGGGGATTGTGAAGGTATGAGCGAAGAGCAGATGAAAGAGCAGACTATGTCCTCTGAGGACAAGTTTTTCGGTGTCAAGACGACAATCGGTGGCGAAAAGGTCGATGTCGATGTTGAGGTTGTAGATGACCGACCCCCAGAGGACAGGCGTCCTCCGGCAAAAGAGGCCAAGCAGGAGGATTTCGGTGACGACGAGGAACTGGAGGGTTACTCCGAGAAGGTTAAAAAACGCATCAATAAGCTACGTTACCAACAGCATGAAGAGCGTCGGCAACGTGAAGCCGCTGAAAAGATGCGCGAAGAAGCTGTC